CCAGCAGATACAATTATTGCAACAAAGACACCAGAACAACTTGGAACACAACAAGTATCGGTCAACATGTCAAATCTAGAAAGTAAGATGGACAAACTAGTTATGTCTATGGAACAACAACTCAATGTATTCAGGAACGGAATGTTCGTTGAAATGAGAGATATGGACAAGGCTATTATTCGTCAACAAGAAGCTACAATTAGGAATTACTAATGCCTAAATTAATAGATTTATTTGAAACCAAAAAAACAAATTTATACATAGAGTGGAATTTGCCAAGTTCTTTTCCACAGTTATTATCTGTTTCAGACAGTTTAGGAAAAGATAAAATAATAGATGACCAACTATTATCACCAGATAGCGTCAGTCGTGATCGTCAACTTGTAGCTATCAAACAGTTTGAAGAAACATTTAGAGGACAGAGATTTACAGATAGACAAATACAATTACAAACTGGTAATACTTGGACACAAACAAGAAACTATAGAAAAGAAAATATAATAGAACATACAAAAGATATAACCTTACATAAACAACGACACGGGTTTGATATTTCACTACAAAGTCTAGAAAACAATTTTCTTGGTGGATATGAAAATAATGGCAAGTTGCAAGGCGAAACATCCGACGAATTAATAAAAACAGGCGGCCCAGTTCATATTAGGCTCCACCAAAAAGGTGGTATGTTAAATGAAAAACTAGGATTGTTATCACTTGGAAAAATTAGTGCTCAAAACTATGTAGCAAACAAAATTGATCAATGGTTATTGGGGGTTAATAATTTCATATCTAATCTTAGAGCTAGGGTTGGTGACGGAACAATAGTAGATAGACCAGAAATTGAATATGGATATTTAGAAAAAATATATACAGATAACAAAGGATTGGTGACAAACTATAATTTGACACACGGTCATGTTTATTTTGGTGCTATAGAAAATACTAAAACCTATCAAGACTATTTCCAAAACAGTCAGGGATTTGCAAATATTAGATCTGTTAGATTAAGTGATTTTAATAAGAATAGATTTGATTTATCAAACTTATTTGATGGTTACATTAGTATTGCTGATACTTTTATTAAAAATCTTTTACAGACTAAGGTACCATTTGGACTTGGATTTATCATAGATGATTTCCTTCCAGATTTAAAAGAATTAAATGCTATTAGAAATGCCAGTAGATTTTTAAATGATATTGATGATGTAATTGAAAATTTAACCGACTTTTATGATTTTCAATCTACCCAATATGACCCAGTTAATCTAAAAGACATATATGAAGGAAAAGGAACAGGTACAAATTTAAAAGCACAAAGAATTTTTGGTAAAAGAATAAGATTAAAAATTGATAACAAATATAAACAAGCTAGAAACAATGTAAACGAATATAGAAATCAAGTTGCAAATTATTTGGGTAGAGGTAAAAAATTATCAATTGGTAGTGGAGTAGATGGTATTATAATTCCAGATGTAAATGGTGTGGTGGTAGATTCAGACACATTTTTGCCACGAGCACAATATTTAACGCCGGGATATAAAGATTTAATCAATATAGGAAACATTTATAGTAAAAATACAGATTTTGTAGACTCTATAGATGTATTATTTAAATCAAAAGATAAAGTTGTTAGATTTAGAGCCCTTATAGAAGATATTTCTGAAAACATAACGCCTAGTTATAATGAAAACAAATATCTTGGTCGTTATGAAACATTTTATACATACAATAAAGTTATTAGAGATTTAAGTTTTAAACTTACTTTACAAGCATTTAGTAAAAAAGAAATTACAGGTGTTGTTCAAAGAATGTCGTATTTAACTACATTAGCATATCCAGAAAATACTGGTAATTATTTAACACCAAATATATTTCAAGTTACAATTGGTAGGACTTACAAAGAACAACCATGTCTAGTACAATCAATAACACATACAATAGAAAATGACGCTTCTTGGGATGTGGACGACCAATATCCTATGAGAATTGTTGCTAATATCAAATTAAGACTTCTTGATAAAAAGATGTATTCGGTCAATGATGAAACCATATATGCTGGAGTGCCTACCCTGAACGAGAGATTTGCTCAAATTACTCCCCCAGTGCTAAATACTTCATTTCTTCCGTAGGGGTTAAACAATGGAACGCTATAAAGAAATAAAAATAAAAAAAAGTAGAGGTCGTGGTGATGTGTATAGAGCACCACTTATAGATTCTTTTAAAGAAAACACAACAATTCTTACCACCTATGTTCCACAAAATGGTGAAAGGTTTGATACAATTGCACAGAAGTTTTATAATGACCCCTCCCTATGGTTTGTAATTGCCCGTGCAAATAAAGATGTGAAGGGAACTCTACATCCAACTCCCAATAAGGTTTTAGTAATTCCAAGGATTGACTAATGGGTATTTTTAATAGTACATTTAGACAACACATTATTGACGAATTAAATTTTAGAAAAAGTCATGAGGGTCGTCAACAAGCATACCACCCGACTGCAAGAGTAACTGCTTTGGTTGAAGGTAATTTAAATGGTCAACTTCTTAGGGGATTTACATTAGGACCACAAGACGTTACTAACATAAATAAATTAGATCAACTGACCAACATTCATGGAAATAGTGTGGTTGTTGGAACCACATATGTGGGTGGTAATCCACAACCAGTACGATTAAAGAGAGGCCCTCTACTGGGAAATGAGAAAAAAAACTTACCAGCGCCCGGTGTTACTAATATATCAATTTCAACCCAATCTAAAGGTGGCTTAGTATTTAAGGCTACGGTCAACCTTAAATTTTATGGTAAGGAACAATACGATTTTATTTATCAAACATTTATGCGACCAGGCAATCCAATTCTTATTGAATATGGTCACACTACAACTGCAGAATTAGTAAAACAATTTAATGACCTAGATTTTTTTCATAATTTAGACGACAAAACTGTTGAGCTAATATCAGATGATATAAATCAAGTATCTAAAATACAAGCAACTAGAAATTCTGGTGCTGTTGCGGGTAGAGTTTCTAATTTCAAGATTTCACTGAATGAAGAAAATGAATATGAAGCATCAATTGATATCATAAATGCCTTAGAATTTTTGTTTACATTATCACCCGAAGATACAGTACTTTCATATAAAGATACTAGTTTAGCGACATCTATAAAAAATAATTTTGGTTATACTGTAGATCCAGCCGAATATAGTGAAGAATATGATTTCGTGTTCCAAAGGGTACTAGAGGATCTTTCGGAAGATTATACTGCTGAAATTATTGCAGCAACTGATTATGAAGTTCGCGAAGATCCGGCCGAAGCGGATGCATATCAAGCGGCCGTTGTTCGAGGCCTCTCCGAGGAAGATGCCCGAGCCAAGGTAGAGAACGTTCGAGATCGACGGGAATACGCTCGCAACCAGAATCCAAATAGATATAAATTTTTAAAAGGTGATGACGTTTTTATTTCTTTAAATTATTTAATTAATCGTTTAGTTGGTGCTATTTTAAAACAAACTGTAGTTATTGAAAATAATGTGGTAAGTACAATAGTAAAAACAAGTATTCAAATTAGAGAAGAAAGTAAATATGCGGAGAACACTGGTAACTTATTAAGATGGTCAACTGCTCGAAGACAAAAGTTAAATCGTTTAAGAAAATATGAACAAGAAATATTTGATATGATACCCGATGATACTGATTTTGTTGTTAACTTTAGTAATATTGCGTATTGGGCAACATTACGATCAAATAATGTTAAAAATGTCATTATAAATAATGACAGCATATATATTCCCTTTGGCGAGTCCGGCCAGAGTATTATTGAAAAAGTTAGAGAGCCGTCGTATCGTAAAAAATTTAGAATGGAAGAGGGAGATCAATTTAAGTATAAGTGGTTTGAACCAGTTAAGAATTGGGATAGAAAATCAAAATATACTAAAGACTCTAGAAATGGTGAAGGAATTTTTATAAACTATCAAAAAGTTAGATATTCTTTTATAAATTCTAATTCGGTCGCAGAAGCTATTGTTAGAATTTTAAATCTTGTAAATCAGTCCACCACTGGTGTTTTAGATTTAAAATTTAAAAATATTTCTTCCGATGTTAAGATAGCTGATGTTTTTAAAGAACAAAATGGTTTAGTAATATATGACCAAAATGCACTACCATCTCGCGAGGAATTTTCGGATAATGAAAACGACTTAACTTATATTTATAATTTTTTTGAAAATAATACTTCTGAGGTAATATCTTATAATTTTGATTTTAGTTTACCTTCATCTGTAGCTAGTACAGTTATGGCTAATTCATTCAATGAAAATAGTGCGAATCTCGACGCAGCCGCGGCGGCTCGAGTTGTAAATGATCCTAGTACATATCAACTATTAATAAATGGATATGTGGTCGATCCAGACGGTAGTTTTGCAATAAAAGATTTAACTAAAAAGATTACACGGGAAAACAGTGAAATAGATATAGATAACGAGATATTTAGATCTAATCCATTGAATGTTGTGGGGGAGGAGCCAGACCGAGAAGATTTCGAAGCCGCGGCAGCGGAGAATTTAGAGTTTTATCTAAAAACTGCTGCATATGTTGAATTGGCTCCACCTTCAATGAAATCTGAAATAATACTAAGTGGACTATTTAATACTCTTCCAACTAGTGCTAAAGTATCAATTAAGTTGGTGGGCCTTGACGGATTTAGATTTGGTGATATGTTTAGTGTAGAAAAAATATTACCCACACCATATGATAAAAATAATATATTTATGTTAACAGGATACAAACACGATATTAGTTCTGATGGATGGTTTACTACAATTGATGGAATTATGATAGCATCAACTCCTAAGAATAAACGACCATTTACTCCCGATGAACGAGCTGCTATGCTAGCTAGCGCGCCGATGGAGTCATAATGTCATTCATAACTACTATTACAAACACAATACCAGTGGTCAATCAAAAAGACATAAACAGAAAATACATGTATCGTTATTTTGCTGCAAAGGCTAGTTTGATAAATACCGAAGTATTTGAAATAACTCGTAGAGATTATGAAGTATTTCAAAATAATACATTTGTTATTTCTGGCCATCTTAAGTGGTTGATTGTTGGAAAACTAGAAGATACAGAAATATTAGTATATACGGGGAATCCAGCATATACTTCTGGAAAAGAACCCATCACAATTCCAGGCCTCTTGACACAGAACCAAGCATCTGTTAAATTCTTATCAAGAAGATTACCTTACTTGAGTAAGCATATAAGAAATTACCAGCAGTTCTATGTCGGGGAGTAATGCAATACATAGATAATTCCATTTTACAAACAATTCTTAGTAGTGACCAGCCAAAGATTGTTTTGTATATTATGTCTGACCACAGGCACCATTCTCTTCAAAATGAACTTTCCTGTATTTATGTAAAAACTTCCGATGGTGAGTTTTATTCTTCGTTTTCACACCCCGATTACCCAAAGCAATCCACGCAAGGGTTGGTCATCAACAACGCATATACAACCAATATTAAAGATTTGATGAATCTTGGTATAGAGGTTAACGATTCTGTTGATGTTCTTTATTTTGAGGATGTGGTTAGCTCTGGTCTGCTAAATAAATTCTATGAGATAAAATTGGATAAGGTTAGGAATATCAATAATATCGTTCCCATTTTTAAACACATAGAAAATTTAAGAAATGTTGCTAATTCACTAAAGTTTATTCCTGTTGATACACGATATAAAACAATGTATCACAACTTAATGCCTTATGTATTTTCACAGATAGAACGACGAGGCGTCCCTGTAAATAACGAACTTTTCTTGGACTACTACGGACAGGATAAGATAGATTTGATACGGGATAATAGAGTATATACCTCGTATAACCTATATACAACAACGGGTCGCCCAAGTAATACTCACAGTGGAATCAACTATGCTGCATTAAATAAAGCAGATGGTTCTCGTCGTATATTTGGTGGTGACAAAGTTATGGTCAACATTGACTTTAATAGCTACCATTTGTTCTTGATTTGTGAAAAGTTGGGAATTGAACTTCCAACAAATGCTCACGAATGGTTGGGTAAGATGTATTTCAATAAAGATGTATTGAGTGAGGTGGAATATGATGAGGCAAAGAAAATAACATTTAGAAATCTGTATGGTTATCAAATGGATGAAAATGTTAAAAACTTGGAGTTGTTTAAAAAGATTGCTGAACTTCAAGAAAATCTTTGGACACAATATCAATCTGCTGGTTATCTGTTGACCGACTATAATAATCGTATCGTGGTGGAAAATGCTAGTAAAAACAAGGTCTTTAACTACTATATTCAGTCACTAGAAACAGAAACAAATGTCAAACAACTCTATAATATTATTGACAAAAATTTGACACCAATTTTATATACCTACGACTCAATGGTATTTGAAATTGAGTATAACGAAGCAGAATACACCAGAAATACATTAAAAGAACAATTAATATTTCCTTATACAACCAAAATTGGACATAATTTAGAGTTTTGATTTTCTAAAAACTATTTATTGATGTTACCTTTTTGGAGTATAGAATGGAAACTCAACTGTTATGCACTTTCTGTAAGCGAGAAGAGCTAGAAGAAACTTGCAAGAAGATAACCGATAAATATAAAGTGGTATTTGACAAAATATTTGTACTACAAAATGTTGAAGACTCAACTCAATTAGTACTGACTTATAATGTGGTCAACGCAGACTTAAATGATATATTAGAATCAACAATTTCTGTTCATAGAAAGAAGCAGAGTAATACTATTTATACTATAAATGCATTGAACAAATTGATAATGGAAAACAATAACGGTATCTTGGATAAGAAATTTAAGATTGATTGGGATACTTTACAAAATGTTATTTTGGTTACAGCTTACGGAAAGCTAAAGAAAATTTCAACTGAACTAGATGAGATTATTCATCTATAAGGATTATTATGATTAGAATGTTGCCTCTTGTATCTAAAAATGTGTTTATCAAAGAAGAAGAAAACAAAGACCATGAAATTGAAATGGCCATGGCCGAATTAGAGCAGGCAATCAAGAATGCTCATACAATCATGAAAAAAGTAAAAGAACATGGACACACTGAATTAGAAGCGTGGGTCCAATCCAAGATTACAAAGAGTGCCGATTACTTGAATGCTGTTGCTGGTTGGTTAGATAGTCACGATGGACTAGATGACAAACTTGGAACAGACGACGATAATCTGTAACAAATAAAAAATAAGACTTGACTTAAATACTAAACGCTGTTATATTACTAAAGTAGTAAAAATTAAACCCTAAACCATAAGGAGAAAATTATGGCACTTGACATTGCTGCACTTCGCGCTAAGCTAAATTCGTTCCAAGGACAGGGAGAGCGGACCTCCGCTTTCTGGAAGCCCACTGAGGGTAAGACGGTCATTCGTATCGTCCCCATGGCTTCACGACCAGAGAATCCTTTCTCTGAACTTTATTTTCATTATCTTGGTAACAAGACTCATCTAAGCCCAATTACTTATGGCAATCGTGACCCGATTGCTGAGTTTGCTGACAACCTTCGTGGAGATGGTAGTCGTGAGTCCTATCAGCAAGCCCGTGCATTTATGCCGAAACTCCGTACCTTTGTTCCTGTAATCGTTCGTGGTGAGGAAGACCAAGGTGTTCGTTTCTGGTCATTCGGTAAGACCGTTTACCAAGAGCTTCTACAGATTATATCTGATGCTGATTATGGTGATATTACACACATTGAAAAGGGTCGTGATATTACCGTTACACACATTCCACAGGAAAAGAGCGATACTAATTTCGCCAAGACTTCTGTGATGCCAAAGCCTAACCAGACACCTCTGAGTGATGATGCACAATTGATGGAGTCGTGGACAACAACTCAACCTGACCTTCGTTCCTTGTTCAAGGAGCCTTCATATGAAGAGTTGTCTGTGTTCCTCAAGCGTTATCTTGACCCCGATGGTTCGGTTGATGCTCCCGAGACAAGCGTAACTCAGCAGGTTACAACACCTGCTACTCCCCAACAGACAAATTCTCCCGTTAAGAGTGCTGTTGATGAGTTTGAAGCGTTGTTCTCAGAGTAATTTATGCCCGTAAAAAAGGAAGTTAATACTCCAAACCGTGATGAATTAGCGCAAACTATTGCTGACAGTCTAAACACAATGATGAAAAATGACGGTCAGGTTGCATATTTTCTTGACGGTAATGAGGACACACCAATTGATTTAGATGATTGGGTTTCTACTGGAGCCACCATGTTGGACCTTGCTATCAGCAATCGTCCACATGGTGGTTTCCCAGTGGGAAGGATTGTAGAGCTAACGGGTCTTGAACAATCTGGTAAGAGTCTACTAGCTGCACACGCTATTGCTAATACCCAAAAGGCTGGTGGTGTTGGTGTATTGATAGATACCGAATCTTCAGCAAATGAAGAGTTCTGGCGTTCTATTGGTCTTGATATGAGTAAGATGGTTTATGTTCAGGCAGATGCCCTTGAGGATGTGTTTGACATGATTACCAACATCATTGAAAAGGTCAGGAAGGCCGACAAGGACAAGTTGGTTACAATCGTGGTTGATTCGGTTGCTGCTGCTTCAACCAAAAAAGAGATTGAAGCCGACTTTGGTAAGGATGGTTATGCAACAGATAAGGCAATTATTCTCAGTAAGGCTATGAGAAAGATTACCAATATGTTAGCAAAACAACGAGTACTATTAATCTTCACCAATCAGTTGAGACAGAAGATGAACGCTATGCCATTCGGTGACCAATATACAACGAGTGGTGGTAAGGCAATTCAGTTTCACGCCTCTGTTCGTCTCCGTCTTGCTACAACTGGTAAGATTAAGAATGGTAATGGTGATGTAGTTGGAGTAACCGTAAAGGCTTCGGTTATGAAGAACCGTTGTGGACCACCACATAGAGTTGCTGAGTTTGACATTTATTTTGACCGTGGTATTGATGACTACGCTTCGTGGTTGAAGATTATGAAGGAAAATAAACTGGTCAAACAAAGTGGTGCTTGGTACTCATTCATAGACGAAACTGGTGAGGAACACAAATTCCAATCCAAAGATTTCCCAGAGTTTTTAGAAGCTGATAAGGGAAGAAAAGAAAAGTTTTATAATCAAATCTGTGAGAATATTATTATGTCTTATCGTTCCACAGATACAGAACCCATCTTTGAAATATCTAGTGAGGAATAAAATTGTCAAATGATTTGTTGAAGGCCTTTGAAAACATGTTGGGTGATAGAGAAGAACAAAAAAATCTTTCTTTAAACTCCCGTGTTTTAATTATTGACGGCATGAATACCTTTATCCGTAGTTTTGCAGCAATCCCAACTATGGATGATAATGGTAACCACATTGGTGGAGTAACTGGATTTTTGAAATCCGTTGGCTTCGCTATCAGAACTATTAAACCAACAAGAGTATATGTTGTGTTTGATGGTAAGGGTGGAAGTAAACGCCGTCGTGATTTCTTTCCCGAATATAAGTCTGGTAGAAAACCTGTTACAAGGTTGAACCGTGCTTATGATATGACAACGGAGCAAGACGAAAAGGACTTGATGAAGTATGAGTTGGTCATTGTTGCTAAATCATTAATGAACCTACCCATTACTACCATTACTCTTGACCATGTAGAAGCTGACGATATTATATCTTATATCGCACAATACACAAAAGAACAAAACGGCGAGAGTATCATCTATTCAACAGACAAAGATTTCTTACAATTGGTCGATGAAAAAACAACTGTTTGGCATCCAATGAAAAAGAAAACTTATGATGACAAACTTGTATTAGAAGAACACAAAATCCATCCTAATAATTTTCTTTTGTATAGGTCATTAACTGGAGACAATAGTGATAACATTCCCGGCATAAAAGGTTTGGGAACAAAAACATTATTGAAGTTTATTCCACAGTTTGCCG